AAGGGGGAATGATGCACGATTTTTTTCAATTCGGCTATCTGTTTGCCATAGGGGGCGGCATCGTCGGTAGCGTTTGGTCAAGCATGAAAGACCATGACGCACCAGTATCAAGCCTGTTTGAAGCCTTGATTTCGGCGGTTGCTGCGGCGGCAGTAGCAGAACGGTTTTTGATGGTCAATCAAGTTTGGACTTGTGCGGTAGCCGGTGCTTTTGTCGGCATCTTGACGGGTCATGCGATGGATACCGTTAAAAGCCTAGCCCCAGGCATTATGACCAAATGGGTCAAGAAAACGGCGGGTAAATTCGTCGATAAAGATTAATTCAACAACAGGTCGTCTGAAATTCAGGCGACCTTTTCTTTTGGAGATAAGAAATGCAAATCACTGAACACTTTAGCCTGAAAGAACTGACGCGAAGCGAGACCGCGCGACGTTTGGGGCTTCAGAACGTGCCGTCTGCCGCGGAAATGGCAAATATCCAATACACGGCGGAGCAGCTTGAAAAAATCCGCGCTTATGTTGGGCGCGGAATTGTCGTAACTTCATGCTTTCGTAGCGAGCGTGTGAACAAGGCGGTCGGCGGGTCGCCAACATCTGCCCACCGTTTCGGCTTGGCTGCTGACTGCGATGCCATCGGCTTAACATCTTTGGCGTTTGCGAAAGAAATCATCAAAATGCGTGACGAGGGGAAAATCACATTCGACCAGTTGATTCTCGAATTTCCCGAACGTGGGGACGGCGCATGGGTTCATGTCGGTTTCCGCCGCAACAGCCCTATGCGTAACCAAATCATGACCGCAACCAAAAAAGGCGGGAAAACCGTGTATTTACCGGGTCTGCACGTTTAGAGGTTGGGCATGAATCCCGTTGATTTTGCAAATCGGAAAATCGCGGAATGGCAAACCAAAAGCCGAGAGGCGAGCGAAAACGCAGACCTATCGGCTTTTGAGTTTGCCGAACGTGAGATTAAAACCTATAAGGATATGCGTGAATTATGGCTCAAACGTTGCTCAAAAATTGGAAATTGATTGCGGCTTTAGTTGTGATCGCAATCTGTATCGGCGCGTGGCAAGCCGACCGCAAAACGGAATATCGGCGCGGGCGTGATGAAATGGCCGCTGAAATTTCAGGTCGTCTGAAAGATGCCGCGATTGAAAAAGCGAAAGAAGACCGCAAAACGTCTGCCGTATATCAGGCAGAAAAAGCGGTGCGTGAAGAAAAAGAAAGGGTGCGCTATGTACAAGTTCAAAAGATTGTCGAAAAGCCTGTTTTTCGCAACGTCTGCGTTGATTCTGATGGGTTGTCAGTCATCAACGCCGCCATTGCCGACGGCGATTAAACCGCCTGCCGATTTGGTGCAGCCATGCCCGAAACTGCCTAAATTGCAGGGCGGTACAGGCGCGGATGTGCTGCCGTGGTCGTTACAGGTCATTAGTCTATACCATGACTGCAGGGCGCGTAATAAGGCGTTGTCTGATACTCTTCAATAAAACAAAGGCCGTCTGAGATTTCAGGCGGCCTTTTCCTCATTTATTCTTCAAATATTCCAACAATTTCAGCCATTTGGTGTGAGGCATATTCGCATAACTACTCATGCTTGGGCTTGCTTCCCATTTTTGGGCGGTTTTCAGTTTTGATTCCGTGATGTCGGCAACATTCTGCTGTGTCAACCCATACTCTTGGCGTAGGGCTTTCAGGTTTGCCGGTGTGTAACCAAGCTCAAAATTCTCAATCATCAATATCTCCAAAGCTTAATTCTTCACATATCCGCCAAATACTTTTTTACCCCAATTTAAATCATCGAACATATCCCAAAATGCAGGTACATCAAGTGAATAGAATAAATGTTGTTCCCCGTTTTTGTATGTCATGATTTGAGCAGTTTTAATATTTTCGTTTCCAATCGTAATGAATTTGAATGAAACTTCATGAACTGTAAAAGCTTCCCCATCTACAATTAAAATATTTTGTTCGGGCTTAAACTCCGCTTCTTTTGTTTCGCCAGTATTGATCCGGTTGAATCGTGTAACAGTTTCGTATTGACGTTTTACTTCAGTTTTTTCGGTTTTGATGATGTTTATTGAGAATTTCATTTTTTGCTCCTATAAGCCCCTGTCAGCCCGGGCGCGACGTGGTTGGTTTATTTCCAAGATTTGAGGGCATCGACAACGTGCTGCATCCGTTCCTCTCTCGTTTCAAGACCTTTTAAAGAGATGTCTTGTACAAAGTAGCCATCTTCGTTTCGGATGCTGGCATATCCTTTGTGCCACTCGATGGAATATTTGCGCTCAACCTGCTGCTCAGTAGTTTGTACGCCATCAAATATTTTAGCGGTTACGGTAAGTTTTACGGTAGTCATGATATTTTTCCTTTTGCCCCTGTTAATCGGTTTCGGCGGTCTTTGTTGTCCGTCCATGTGTGCATATTACCTCGTTAAACGAGGTAATGCGATAGGTTTTTTGATAAATTTATCAAAAAGTATCTAACACACTGATTTATAACAGAATAAACTTAAAGTGAATCTACAAAGTCCGCCCAATCTTGCAACATTTGGCGGCGTTGCGTGATAAATTTGGCGTGAAAATAGGCCGCGTCAGTCTGATTGTCTTTGGCATGGGCAAGCTGTGCCTTGATGTACTCATGCTCGTAACCCATCTCTGATAGGTTGGTTGCCAGCGTCGCCCGAAAATCATGCCCTGAGATTGTCAGCCCCATATACTCCAATGCCCTATTAATGGTTGTTGCTGACAACATATCGTCAGGTCTTTTACTGTTTGGAAACAGTAGCCGCCCGTTACCCGTCATTGTGTGCAACTCTTTGAGTAACTCGACGACTTGAGACGACAGCGGCACGACGTGCATTCTCGACTTTTTCATCTTGTTTGCAGGGATGCGCCAAATCGCGGCGGAAAGGTCAATATCAGCCCATTCCGCGCGCCTTGCCTCTATTGTTCGAACGGCTGTGTATAGCAATAGCTGCGCGGCTTTTTTGACGACAAACGAGCCATTATAGTTTGCAAGGCTTGCTTTGAACGCCCTGATTTGTTCGGCTGTCATGGCTTTGGCGTGGGTTATTTCGGGGCGTTTAAGATACCCGGCAAACGCTAAAGTCGGGTCATTCGTCGCCCGCATTGTTCGGATCGCGTATAAAAATACTGCGCTCATGTGTTGGCGGGTGTATATGCCTGACACGATAACGCCTTTGTCTTTGCAAACGTCGAGGCACTCCATAATCTGACGCGGTGTTACTTTAGTTATTGGTGTATCCCCGATAATGGGATAGGCGTATTTTTTAAGCATACGATGTATGGCTTTAATGCCGCCATCGCTGATTGTCTTGGATGCCAGGTACTCTTCGGCGATGGCTTCAAATGTGTTTCTGTTTTGGCGCGCGTTTTGCCGTTTTTTCTCGGCTCGGTCTTTGGCTGGGTTAATACCCTGCTGGACAAGTAACCGCGCTTCCTTGCGTTTCTCCCGCGCTTCAGCAAGCGAGATTTCAGGATATGCGCCAATAGCAAAAACGGACTCTTTACCGTCAAGCCTGAAGCGATAACGCCATAGTTTTGAGCCGTTCGGGTTTATTACGATATACAAACCGTTGGAATCGGTTAATTTATAAGGCTTCTCGGCTGGTTTCGCCTTGCGGATTTGGGTATCGTTAAGCATAAAAAAAGCGGGTATGTGTGAGGGGATACCCACAATCATACCCGCTTTTTTCAAGGATTGCCACGCACTAAAACGAACAAGAACGGACAAGAATAATCGTTAAATTCAGATTTTTCAAAACGATAAGAATCAGGACGGACTACCGCGAACGAGAATAACAGTTTTCAATAAACAAAAGCATGGGGGTACGGCCTTTTAGGGTTGTTTGACGGCGGCGATGTTTTCGGGCGAATTGATAAACGCCCACATCTGCTCTTCGGTTCGGAAAACGCCGTTACGGACAATATAATGCAGCGGATGCTTAATCAGCGCATCTGCTTTGCGGACAAAAACACGCATATTGCTGCTGTTTGCCGCCATTTCCAACACTTTGGCGGCAAAAGCGGGGCGGTGCAACTTGTCGTGCATCAGCGGATGACGGGCGATGTATTCGTTCAGAGGCTTGCCGCTGCTGTGGAAATCCGTGTGCAGCGGGTCGAGGAATACAATAAAAAAAGGCATCTTGCCCAAATAATCGTCTGCATCGTTCATAAGCGTTTCGGACGGAATATTTATATCGACATAATAGCACAGTTAACCGCGATACTCGGAAAGCTGCGCCTGCCCCTCCGAT